GCCAAGCGGCTCCCTCATATGGCTGACTAATGAGGACCGCCCCGCGCTTACGAGGATGAATTATAAAATAATAGGTGCATTTCTACCGCTCCCAAGTGGTCGCCAGCTAGCTGTTCACGTTCACGGCTACGTCTTAGGCTCATTCGAACCAAGCCTCATTCGCCTAATTTCTCGGCTGCGCCTTCAAAGACTTCCATCCCATCGGCCTGTCACCCGGTCCCTTCCGATCACTCAAATCTGCCCTAGACGGGCAGACCGTTCGCAAGGGCTCTCTTTTAAGCAATCTCCAGGGCTGCGGGCTCACTTGGCCCCAAGTCAATTTGCTTCAGAGTGCAAATTGAGATCACTGTCTGGCATTTGTCGGGGGAAGTCTTTGGTCACGGGCGAGTCGCTATTCCCTATCATTTTCTAATCCATCCTCGTGCTCCTGTCTGAAGGTTAAGTAAGGCTAAGGCTTTGCTTACGCATACGGGCTTCGCCCGGACCCAGTCAGATTTGAAATCTGACAGCAACTCTAGTTGGAGCATGAGATATGCCACAGGTGCTTAATAAGCGAACCGGCGAGCCCGCTGGTTCGGTCTATGTAGGACGGCCCACGATTTGGGGCAATCCTTTCACAATCGGGAAGGACGGCACGAGGGCTGAGGTGGTTCTGAAATACTCAGCTTGGCTCAACGAACGGCCTGAGCTTAAGGCGAAGGCCAGAGCTGAATTGCGGGGCAAGGATTTGGTGTGTTGGTGCGCTCCTGCGCTTTGCCATGCACAGGTCTTGCTTTCCGTCGCGAATCGCTGACGCGACCCTTAACAGGGAGTTCTGGGGGGAAAGAGTCCCCCCAGACCCCCTCAACTTCTGGAGTATTGGATATGGCTATCGTTAATATTTACACGGGCGTTGGTGCCCGCACGACTCCTGCCGACGAGCTGGAGTTCATGACGCGGTTGGCCCGTCGCCTAGCCGTGAATCATTGGGCTCTCCGGTCAGGCGGTGCCAAGGGTGCCGACACCGCGTTTGCCGAGGGCGCGGGCTTGGCTTGCATTTATCGGCCCGAGGATGCCACTGAGGCCGCGATGGAGCTTGCGGCCAAGCATCACCCTGCCTGGGGCAAGTGCAGCCCTGTGGCGCGACGTATGCACGGGCGTAATTGCTTCCAGGTGCTGGGGCCCAAATTGGATAGCCCCAGCGCCATGCTGATCTGCTGGACCAAGGATGGCATGGGCCGTGGCGGCACCGGTCAGGCCATTCGTATCGCCCGAGCTTACGACGTCCCCGTCTTCGACCTGGGGGGAAATCGTGCCGAGGCTATCATCGGCATCAAGGCCATCGTGGACGCGGCCAATCGCTGACGCGGCCACTCGCGTGGAGCGCTGGAGGGGAAAGATCCCCTCCAGACCTCCTACTTACTTAGAACCCAACCTGGAGAAACCTCATGGAAAAACCTTGTGAACATTGCGGAATACCAATGCCTTCCGACGAAGACGCATACCTTTGCTATGCCTGTCTGGAAGACATCACCGACGAACACGCTGATGAACAGGAGGACTGAACATGTATCCAAGCAAGCCAACCGATCCCGTCGCTGCCATAGCGCCATCATCACGCACAAACCAGCTTCTCGACATGCTTGACGAACTGGACGCAGATGATGAGCGGAGAGCAGAGATCGAACGAGATCTGTTTGTTGAAAACGTCTACGCAACCTAACTGGAGAAAACATCATGAGCATCAAAGATTACGAACGTGTCCGCAAAATGCACAAACGCATCTGCGACAACGACGAACTCCGTCGCTTCTTCCGTGACCGTGACGACCGCATCGACGGTGCCACCGTCATCGTTGCCGGGATCAAGGAAATCACCGACTACGAGATCGACATGAGTTTCATTCTGTCCTCCGTCCAGCCCTTCCAGGTCGAAGAATACCCTCCCATCTGGGTCAACGACGCACTGGCCCGGATCACCCGGAGGATGGTCAGCACCTACCGACTCCTGACCGAATCCAACGGTAACTGGGAATACCGTCGCAAGGAGATCTCAGCCGAACTGAACCGGCTGAGTATCTGCGCTTACATCGAAGACCAGACCTCTATCGATCTCATCGACGCCTGGAGCGACGAACAAGAACGGCTCTACGAAGAAAACTTCGCCTAGAGCTGACGACCTGGGATGGTGACGATACCGCCGCGTCACCATCCCTTACCTTTCAACGGCGGACTGGAGAAACGCTTATGTCTACCGCACAGGAAATCGCTGCCGAGATCTTCACCGACACCGACCGCTCTGACGCCGACCGTCACTTTCAGGACATCCAGGCCCACGAGCAGAGCCAGCTGGCCGAGGAACTGGACAAACTCGACCTCTTCGACCGGCAGGAGCTGGACTTCGTGGCCTACGAGGAAGCCGTCATCCGCGACTACGTGGACCAGTACCCGACCGACCCCTACTGGGTCATGAACAAGGCCAAATCGGCGGTCTGGGCCGCCGAGAATCACGGCAACTACACCCGTGACACCTTGCTCCCTGGAGCCACCAAGTACAGCGCCACGCTGGAAAAGTCCAAGTACAAGGGCACCGACCAGCATCAGGCCCAGGTTGCCAAACACGACGCCGAAACCGATCAGAAGATCGACCGCATGAAGCTCTGCTACAAAGCAGCCGCTGCCTTGCGTATCCTTCACGACGAGATCGGTTATGAATTCCACCAGCGGGCCGAAATCGAGGGCTTCTACTACAAGTTCAATTCGCCGATGAGCGAAGCGGGCATCGCATCGCATGGCGGCGTCAAGCTGGAAGATGCAACCGTCATGGAGCTTTCTGCCGTCAACGACAAAATCGCAGCGGCATTGGCTGACGTCGAGAACTACTTCGACGGCCACCGCAAAGGTGCCGACACCAGCGAAGACAAGACGTTGGACGAGTTCAACACTCTTGCGTAGATAACAACCGGCGGGGGCTTCGGCCCTCGCCAACAAGGAGACTGAATATGCGTGAAATGGCAATCGGCAACATCGTCACGATGACCGTGCTTTGGGCCATCATTGGCATCCTTCTCTACGCGGGATATGAAACCCTGCTTCTAAGCATCTTCCTCGTCTGCAACGGCATCATGACAGCCCTCTCTCTCAGCTTTTCCATCCCCATGCTGAGAGCGCCCAAGGTCACCGAATGATTATCGAAGTCTTCCTCTACGTCACAATGCCATTGTTGGCTATTTGGGCCAACGGAGAATACATGAAGGGACCGGACAATGAGACTAAGCATCGAAATCGACCCTCCGACACAGCAGGAGATCGACCGACTGAAACGGGAGATCAAGATCCGGTTGAACGCAGCGACCGAGAAATCTAGGCTGTGGTTGGCTCGACGGCTTATGCCCAAGGAAGCCAGGCGTAAATGAGAACTCGAGGCCTGCCGTTAGCTAACGAGTCACCTAGTCGGTGACAAGAGTTTTCTCAAAAGACCAAAAAGGTACAAAAGCGGCTCGCTCCGCTCGCCGCGAGAAAGGGCGGGGGGCACACGTAAAATCTCGGGAGCCATCGAAGTTCGGCGAAGCCACACGTAACTTCGTGTGCTGAGCCCATCGAAGTTCCGCGAGCTTTGCGAGCGTACACGTAAAATCCGATTTGCAATTCGGATTTGAACTTTGAAACTAAAAAGGAAAAGCAAAATGCTTCGACCTAAAGTCTACCGACTGAGCTTTGATTTCAAATCAGCTCAAGCATCGCCAAGACTGAAGGCATTCCAGTGTTCAACCTTGCACATAGTCCAGTGCATCAACTGATCCACATCCATGAGTTCGTGAAAGGAGTACGATGATGACTATCAACGACGCAGCAGAGGCATTCGGACAAATGGTATTCGGCCATAGTCCACGTGAGATGGTAGCACAAGGCAAGTGTTCGCAGTGTGCCAAGCCAGTGGGTGAGTTCAAGGATGAGCTAAGTGTTAAGGAGAACAGCATCAATGGATTCTGTCAGGTGTGCCAAGACAACATGTATGAGGGAGGCGACGATGATTGAAGTCATGCTGGATTTCTGGCAGACATTCCAAAGCATGAACCGAAGTGGGCCAATGGCACACTATGACGAAAATGATGGAGATGGCAATGGACGTCCCATCGAAACCCGAACTGTCACACGTAAAGGGTTAGTGGAATCATTGGAGATACTGTGATGCTGAGAGCTATTGGCTTTGCTGCTGCCAGTAAAGCAGCACGTAAACTTTGGGACCATGATGGAACAAAGAAAGTAGTTCAGTCAGCAAGAGAAAGCGTAGGAGATGCGATTGCTGGCAAGACCCCATCAGGCCCCAAACGGAAAACGATCAGCACAAGGATCACCAAAGAAACACGTAATGCTCTTGAGGATGCGTGTGTCATTACAGGAAGATCCTTGAGCCAAGAGATTGAGCTTCGATTGGTGCAATCCTTTGACAAAGACATGTTCAGTGCCATTGCCGACAAGCTGGACAACATCGAAGGCTTCATCAGTGGGCTTCGATATGAAGGCTATGAAGACGACAACCCCTCAAAAGCCCCTGAGAGCCCCGTAGACAACGGCCTTCGTTGGGTGAACCCAGACACCGGAGAGGTCTGGGAAGGGCTTGAGAGGGTCATGGAGGACGTTGAGGCCCTATCTGACCCTGACGGATGGTGTCCCCCTGGCGAAGTCCCTGACTTGAAGTGAGGTAACGATGAAAATCGGAGCCCTGTGGAGATGGATTCGTGACAGGTTTGGGCCTGTTGAATTCGCTCTGATGCACGACAAAGGGATTTGGCGTGTGGTCATCATACGTGGGCACTATCGAAGGATAGGGCCACGGTTCAAGAACCCAGCTGAAGCAATCAATATGCTGAAGCTCTTGGAGATGAAGGAGTTTGAAGAGAATGGAACCAAGTAGTCCCGTCTTTGTAGATGAAGAAAGAGAAACCCCAATTGAACGCATCGACCAAGCACTGTTCGGTGTCCATCAAAGCATCCGTCATCTAGGAGAATGCTGGAGAGACGATGTTGGGTATAGCCAGACCTCACTGGAATGGCTGGACGACAGCATTTATCGGTTGAAAGCCATTCGTGAGGCTATTGACCGAGGGAATCTGGTGTCCAATGACGCTTGAAGAATTCAGCAATGGGCTGCGAATTCTACGTAGCATTGACTACGCAGAGATTTACAACGCTGGATTCAAAATGACTGATCGAATGTGGGAAAGTTTTAGAGATGACCCGTACTTTACATTCATCAAACTCGACGCTGCGAATCAACGGGTGATTTGGACCGTCATTGAAGGGAGAATGCGATGACTTTGCAAGAAGAAATGAACGAACATGGCTTCAGCACGATGAACCATGACGGCAACGGACCCTGTTTCTTTCCTGTCGCCATGAAAGAGATGCAGATTGACGGGATCAATATCCCTGGATGGCGAGCCGTGGTCCGAGAGGATACCGGCGACACCCTGCATATCCATACGTCAGGGTATCAACTGCGGCCTTACAAGGATCAGGTCGATCTCTTGGACGCAGCCGTGGCAGAGAGCAATCTCGACGCGACTGGGATGCAGCGAATGCTGGATACCTCCAAGAACGGCTCCAGGCTGTTCGTGGGCTATACGTTCCCGGCACATCAGGTGACGGTGACGAACGCCCGTGATGGTTCTGACGACAACGTGGCGCTCAGGATTGCCTACTGGGACAGCTACGATGGCTCCAAGGCCACTGTGATCCGTGCCGGTGCTTACAGATTCGCTTGCGCGAATGAATGTTTGATCGGACGCGATATGGTGAGCATAAAGCAAAAGCACACCAAGAATGCCAAGATCGAAGACCTCTTGGCTCCGGTCATGGCGACCATGAACGCCTATTTGGAAGAGACAACGAATTACCAGATGTGGGCTCGGATCAAGGTTGGATCTGAGCAAGCTATCCGGTTGTTCAATGCTGTTCCTGGCAACAAGAGCAAGGCGCTGGTGGACGGGTTGACCCGCGACTGGGTCGAGTCCACCAACCACACGGGCGAAGGCACCCTGTGGGATCTGTACAACGTCCTGACTTCGTGGAGTACCCACGGACTGGGCGGTGAGACACGGGCTGACCGGAATGCTCAGGCTGCGAGGCTGGAGCGTATCCAGAAGCTCCGTTCATCGAATGCCTGGGACAACATAGCCCTGGCAGCGTAAAGACCAAGTCCTTGTGACTAGGTCTAGGTGGGGGGAAGGGAATGCGTGGCATTGATCCACCTTCTCCCCACCGCTTTATCTCAAACATCTGGAGGAAAACATGGAACCGTTAAAAGCACTCAACGACATCGACAGCGAAGAAGTTGATTCAGTTTCCAGAATTATTGCGCTTCGCGCTGCCTACGTCGCAGCCGGTGAGCGTGTGGATCAACTCAACACAGAGCTTGCCGCTCAGAAAGATACTGTGGAGAAGCAACTGGCTGAGAAAAATAGCTTAAAGACATCCTTGGAGGTCGCTAATACCGTCAAACAACAAATGTCTGCGTTGTTGATGAACGTCCTGCAAGGCGACGATTCATTCTTTGAGTGGTTCGTCGGCCAATGTCGAGAAACTGGGGCCTTGTGCCAACTCAAAGAATGGATTTCCAGTGAGCTTGACTATGTCACCACTGACGACGTTCGTGATGTTGTTCACGACGTAGTCGAGAAGCTGGACATCGAAGTTGAGGTGACTCGCATAAGCACCTAAGAAAAAGAGGCCCCGGACTAGCAGGAACATCCGGGGCCTCAGAGGCAGCTTACAACAGGGAGGATTCCCTGCTTACACTACCTATCTCAGAAAAGAAAGGCCCATTAGGTTCTAGCTTGAGTCCAGGCTTAATCTCTGAGCCGATGTTTCGGTATGGCGTGTATCTGCTGTCCTTCATTTCCAACCACCCCTCACTGGAGTGCTGACCCCGATGGAGACTGAAAATGAGGTCAAAGGCCAGAAGCATGCCTTCCCCGCCCCGCGTGTTGTGATCTTGGTTGAGCTGGGCAGCGACCAACGCCCATATCTGATGTTCCCTTACCAGCTCACTTATAGTCTGAGCAACCTCTTCGAGATGTTCCGTCCTGTTGCCATTCCTGATTGCCCGAACAAGCTGAAGGTAATCAAGAATGAACCCGTGTATGCCATGTTCTTTGACGGCTCTGCGTATCAATTCGCAGAGTTCAGGTATGGTGATACCTACCGCATTGGCATAGATGACATGGTCCGGTGCATTTGCAGCATAGGCGGCGACCTCAGAGGCAAGCTGGGCATCGTCAGACAAGAAATCGAGTGCAGATCTCGACAATGATCTAGCGATGTGGCGTTGCTCTAGCTCACGATCATTCATCTCAGCGGCGATCCACAAGTGAGGAATGCCTAGCTCGTTCATGTTGTACGACATGGTGCCCATCAAGAGCGTCTTGCCGGTCTTCTTCCTGGCCTGAATGCCATAGGCTTTGCCAGCGAATAGACCGCCACCTAGGGCAAGGTCAATCTTGGGCATACCAGTGGACGAGCAAACGCCAGGATCAGTGAGCCCGTCCATAACGGATTGGAAAGCATCCGATCGATGCCTGAGTTCAAGTGTTCTCATAGTGTCTCCGGTGCTAGATCTTGAGATTTCGAGGGGACGTTAACCACCGACTGCAAATCATCGTCACTCCAGCGTTGCTGGTTGAGCCACGTTGCCGGAAATGGGATAAAATGTTTCTCTACACCCTTCGACTTCACCAAGTCGGCGTACCCCTTAACGGCAATCAAAAGAGTATCCTCATCAGCGAGCTTTCGAGCCCGTGAGTACGCTAATTCAGCAGCGCCTCTGGCACTCTTGCGAGGGTAGTACGCATACCACCGCTTAAAGGCATCAGGATGCCCTCTAGAGCGGTGCTTGACCTTTCTGGCCCCTGGACCCCCAGTGGGCACGGACGGGGCCTTAGAGAGCAGATAAACGGCCTCTGAGTCGAGTTCAGCGGCTTCCACCTCTTGAACATATCCAAGCTGGTGTAGCAAGCCCTTGAACTGCCCCACTATGTTGTGGGGAATATCCAGATGTTGTGCAATCTGCTTGTTACTGACACTCGATTTATCCTCTCCGTTGGAATAGGAGGACATCACGGCCAGAACACGTAAGGCGTTGTGAGGAAGACGACCATCAGAGATGGTGTCTAGCGATAGCGCGGCAAAGCCCCTAGGCTTAGTCACGATAACGACCCTCAGTCATCCACCACTTAGCAATGAAATGAGCATCTGCCTGATCGTGAGTCTCAATCTTGTGCGACTCAAGCTGGGCAGCTGCCAACATGGCTTTCTTGTCTGATTTGCCTGAACCAGTGGCAAATTTCTTCAGAGTCGATGGGTGGATTGAAGCAAAAACAGCTTCACCACGGTGAGCGACCAGTTCAATCAACCCAATCATGGCGTACTGAAGATAGGCAGATCGCTGATTTTGGACATACGGCTGTTCGTACAGCCAGACGTCCACGACGAACCTCTTGTCCATCGTATCCAACCACACCAAAAAGGCATCTAGGATGGCAGGACGATTGCCCTTGAAATTCGACAAGTCCAGAGTTCCATATTGGATTTGCCCGAGATCAGGAATGAGAACCCAGCCTGAGACTGTGGCTGGATCAATGGCTAAGACTGTCCCTGGAGACTCATCCATTGGGCATCTCGTCCAAGAACCGCTCTAGATCAACAGTGATACCTGTATGACCAAAGTAGTGGGTCTGAACTCGACGCCAGTGTCCAAGCGGGATATGGCCTCGCTTACGCCACTGGCGAACAGTGACCGCAGGTACGTCGATGTACCGTGCAAATGCCGCAAGGCTATCCCACCTAGAAATTATTTCATCAACTAGGGAGGTTTTCGTAGACATCTAAATTGCTCCTGCTATGGTGTGCAACCGTAACAGGATGTATTCAACAAGGCAACAAGGAGATATGGTATGGCGAAAGCCAAGACAAACAACATGTCGTTATGGAAGTCAGTTGAGAAGACTGATCCCAAGGCGACCAAGAAGGTCAATCAGCGGGGAGGATTCACCGCCATTGACGCATACGCCCAGATCCAGCGAGCCACAGAGATGTGGGGACCATACGGATCAACCTGGGCCCTGGAGGAAAGCGAATTCCAGCTGATCCGTGCCAACGACGATTCAGCACCGCTGTGTATCGCATTCTATGCGACCTTCCGTTATCCCGATGGACAGTTCCAGATCTCGTCAGACATGGTCTGGAAGGCCAATGACGAATGTCACAAGAAACTCCGCACGGATGCCTTGACCAAGTCTCTGTCCATGCTGGGCTTCAACGCTGACGTCTTCATGGGCAAGTTCGATGACAACAAGTACGTGGCGAAGATGAACAAGGAGTTCAAAGAGCCCACACCCATCGAACAGCCATCCAATTATGGCAACAAAGAGTCTGAAGCTGCCAAAGGCAATGGCAAGGCTCTCCCTGAGAAGCCCCAGGAAGACGAACAACAGCAAGCCTTCCCTGGCCCCACTCCTGAAGAGGTTGCCGCTAAGGAGTCATCCTCAGACGACTCAGGGCCCTCTTGGGAAGAGTGGCGCGACAAGGTGTTCAAAGACCTTCAGGGAATCGAGACTGAAGAGGCTCGGAAAAACTTCGTGGGCAAGACCAAGGATGCCTACGAGATGTGTGCCCATGAGAACATGGACATCGCAGAAGCCGTGGCGAAAGCCTTCGCCGACAAGAAAGCTGCACTCGCAGCATAACTAGCAGGAGATACGACATGAGTATGAATAGCTGCGCTTTCACAGGGAACCTGGGCGGTGATGTCGAGGTTCGTGACGCTGGCGGCACCTCTGTCGCTGGTTTCAGCATCGCGGTGAACGATCCGCGGAATAAGGATGCGGCCCCCATGTGGGTCCGCTGCAACCTCTGGGGCAAGCGCGCCGAAGGTGGCGTGATCCAGTACCTTAAGAAAGGTACGCAAGTCGGTGTTACCGGACCTCTCAAGGTCAACGAGTTCACCAAGCGTGATGGACTCCCCGGCTTTACCCTGGAACTGAACGTTGAGCAGGTTCAACTGCTGGGCGGCAAGGCCAATGGCGGCAACGGCTCGCCCCCGCTGGACTAGAAGGAGACTTCCATGAAGTCAGAAGACACCAACGTGGTCCCTCTTGAGGGGCACAACTCCGAGGGCAGTGAGGAAGCTGCCCCGGAGGAGGCAAACGGGCGTAAGCCGCTATCAAAGAAGGGCGAACAGGCTATTCGCTCTGCTGTGAAAAACGTGCTTGCGTTTAAGCAGGAGGTCAAGGCTCTCAACGTCAAGATCCGGGCCGAAAAGAATCGGGCCAAAGAGCTTGGCGTGAAGATCACCGATCTGAACATCGCTATCCGGCTCCATGAGCTGAAAGGTGATGATCGTGAGGAAGCCTTGTTCGGCATTGCATCGTGTTGCAAGGCCCTGAACGTAGGAGAGCAAGGCGCTCTCTTCCCTGAAGCAACGACTGAACTGGCATAGGGCACAGGACTCCAGCAGGGCGGGCGCGTCCTGAACCAAAGGTGGCAGAGTCCCTGTGTCCTGTCTGACTTCCCACGGTCAGACCAAGATGTTGGCTCTGTCACCCACGCGCTCACAACTGGAGGAAACGCAATGGTTACCGCTCGCAAGCAAACGATTTACGTTGCCAAAGATGGCAGCGAACACTTTACGCAATGGGAAGCCGAACACCGCGAAGCTGAATGTCAAATCACAGAAATTGTAGCAGCACTAAACCTCAAACACTTACCTGTTGAGGGAATACGAGCTTGCATCCGCGAATGTTTTATAGATAAGGAGTTAAAAGCTTCAGTTCTATTGGTGCTGTCTTTAGCAGAGAAAAGCTAATGTACGCCCGCATGGCGGCACAACTGCATGAAATGGGCTGGCCTACCATCCCAGTCCTTGGCAAACGTCCAGTCGCTACAAACTGGCAGCACCGTGGGGAGTATATGCCCCATTGGCAAGAGATCTTCATTAACGCTCGACAATATCCAGCGGCAAACATAGGGCTACCCCTAGGGCGAGCCTCTGGTGTGGTAGCCCTGGACCTCGACATAGACGACTACGTGCTTCAGGGGGTCGTACAGGAGCTTGCAGAGGCTATCCTGGGAGCTACCGCAGTCCGTATGGGCAAGCCACCACGAGTGGTCATGCTCTATCAAAGCGATCTGCCGACCAGACGCATGGGAAAGGTCGAGTTGCTAGGCCAAGGCACTCAGGTGGTGATCTATGGACAACACCCTGACGGGTACTGGTATCGGTGGATCGATGAAGAACCATTCACCATGCACCCACAAGATCTCCCTCGCCTCTATGAAAACTCGTGGAACGACTTTATTGAGGCACTACACGATACTCTTCCCGAAGAAGCGAGGATATTTCGTCGTGAAAAACGTCAAATCATGGGAACTCCTTTTGATTCTAGTGCTCTTTGGGGTGCTAGGCACGGACGCGGTTCAACGTGGTATCGAAGCGTTGCTAGGCAGCTCTCCGATGCCCGACCAGGAGCGTTGCACAACACAATGGTATCCGCCATCTCAGCCCTGGTTAATAAGGGACTGGACGATGAGCGAATCCTTGAATTCGTCAAGACCCATTTCAACGCTCCCACTGGTGGAGTGTACGCAGAAGTTTGGGATCAAATAGAGCCCGCTCTAGCAGGAGCAAGGAGGAAACACGATGGCTGACTACATCGAACATCGAAAGATAGGTGGCACGGCAGCTTGTGTCATCGCACGAGGCAAGCACTTCAAGATGACACTCCAAGATCTCTGGGAAGAAACAACTCGCAAGAAGGAGCGCCCCGATCTGTCTTGGGAACTGAATGTCCAGCTGGGCATCATGTCAGAGTCTCTGAATGCCAAGTTCTTCACTCACAATACTGAGCTAGAGGTCGAGCGCAACGGTGCCACTGAACAGCTTTACGTTCACCCTGAGTACAATTGGTTGGTAGCGCAGATCGATGGGCTCGTCCATCTGTCTAGGCACTCCAACGGGATCTGGGAGGCCAAGCACACCAACGCCTTTAGTGACATCGAAAAGCAAGCCGATACCTATTACCCACAAGTTCAACACTACATGAACGTGTTGGACAAGCAAGACTCTTACATCTCAGCGATCTTCGGCAACTCCAAATGGGAGTGCATACGAATTCCACGGGATCAGGATTTCATCGACAAGATGATGGAGCTTCAGCACAAGTTCTGGAAGTGCGTTATCATGGACATCCCGCCGAAGGATGGTGGCATAGAGGAAACTATTGAGCCCACGAAGCCTATCGTCAGGAAGGTGGACATGACGGGTAACAACCAGTGGGCCTCACTGTCCTTGGAGTTCATCGACAATCAGCAGTATGCGAAGCTCTTTGAGGATGCAAAGTCAGATCTCAAGAAGCTGGTGCCCATAGATGCTCGTGAGACTACCGGCCACGGGATCATCGCTACTCGTGACAAGAGGGGCGCATGTACGATCAAAGTGGCTTAACCCAAAAAGAACGCTGGCTTAAGCGTTACTGGATCAGTTGCACCCTACTCGCCTCAGACGCTCTCTCAGAGGCGCAGAGGATCAAGGCTATCTCTAGCCTCAAGAAGCTCTTAGATGTGCCTTGGGAAGCTCTCAGGGCTCGTGTGAGAAGGGAGATAAATGATGACACATAAACCAATGGAAGAAGTAGAGCTTCCAGCTGAAGTCACGACTGGTGAAATCGATGGCTTCTTTACGATCACCACCATGTCCACATCACATAGGGCAGTCATCAAATTCAATTATCAACAAGCAGTAACGCTTGCCACGGAACTCATCGTTCACATCAAAAAATATGCTCCTGAAATTGTTGAGCCTTCCGGCACAGCACAAGCAATGTTAGCGAGGGATAAAGCTGATGACAGATACGATCACGAGACTGAAGCAAATCGGTCAGACGAAGATAGTGGCGAAGGCAGTCCTGGCACAAATGAACTACAGCCTTCCTGAGATCTGTAAACCAAACAAGTATGCCGAAGTCGTGGCTGTCCGACAGAAAGCCATGTACGTGTGCAGCGAAATTGTCGGTGCAGGAACCTCGACAATTGGCTACGTGTTCAAGCGAGATCACAGCTGCATCGATCATGCAAAGAAACAAATTAAAGGCAAGATGGTTTACGACCCTGACATGGAACGCCATGTCCGAGATCTTATTGAAGCAGGTTGGAAAGCACTGGAGCAAGCAGATGATCCTTACAAGAGAACAGAAGATAGCACTCAAAGCCGTGTACGACCGCGACACAACAGTAGCGCCGAGCTACCTCGCCTTTAGACGCACAGCCTTCCTGGCCTTTGGTGACTGCGTCATGGTGCCCTGGTGCGGCATGATCTTAGGGATTGAGACTGATGGCTACACGCACAGCTAAACGCTACTGCGGCAAGTGTGGCAGGGATCAACTTATCTGGAATGCCGATGTAGATGTCGATGGTGAAGTGGTTGCTATTTACGATCACTACTCATGTAACTCATGTGCAGCTGAAAAACCGTCGATACTGACACTTCCGCAAGTAACGATTTTGTATTCCTCCAAGGCCGCAGAATGATTCACAGCAGAATCCTTCGTGCCAGACCCATCCCCCACCGTGTCGAGATACCTGAAAAGCAAAGCCATCGTTCTGCTCCTATCTACACTTGTCTTTCATGGTGTCGTTGTGAGCCCCGATTTGGCGAAGCTCATCACTAGGGATAACCCTGAACCCTTCTTCTGACACGATGATCTTGCTGAAGCTGGCGCAAAGGTCACTCTTGGCTGCGGCGCACCCTGTCAACAAGCTCATCCCGATCAGTAATGCCACGATACTCTTCATCGATCTCGTTCCTATCTGAAGCGTCCTGTAAGCCTCTCTCAGCCACCTTGCCCTTATAGGCTTGGATAGCCCCGAAGGCTATGAGAAGAGGCTGTACGAGCATCCTCAAGCCTCCTAGGACTATCTGAGCCAGAAAGGTCATGCGTTATCGTCCGCATTGCGGTTGCGACCAAAGTTCATCGACAAGAAATTCAGCACTCCTAGGATCTTCCCTAGGACAACATCATCGTGCTTCGTCGGCGTCAGCACGGTCACGGCATTGGCAGCAGTAACCAACGCAGTAATTGCCACCAGCCATGCTGGCAGAGCGTCTGCGTAACCCATAACTGTGTTCAAGAGATCCACTTTCTTTCTCCTCTTCAGTAAGTCCATAACACGGTAGGCCGGGTAAAGAACCCAGTCCCCGTGCCTTCGCTTGGCTCTGTGCAAGTCTGCGACCTCCAGTCCAGATGGACGAAGGTCGGGGCTATTCCTATGCTCAGGCCACGCTCCAAGGCCACTCCCACTAGAGAAGCCATCAACGATGAATCTGGTCGCTTCACATCTATCGCGCAAGTCCGCGTGTTCCAGTGCAGATTGAATGTGAGGTGTAGGCTGTTGCGGTGCCCGCCCACCATCCGGTTGTGGTCAGGACACCGGCAAGCCGAGGTTGGTATGAGTGGGTGCCCATAGACTCCCCTGAGCCCGTCCAGCTCTTCCGCGAAGCCTTCGGCCAGTTCCATCGTGCCGCAGCCGCACTTGCACTGAAGTTCTTCTTTCGTGAAATAGTTCATAGTGACTCCAGCTTTCCTAGGATTCTTCCTAGGGTCTGTTCTTCTTCGTGCATGTGCATCCCTAACGCTGTCTCCATGCGCTCTATCGAACGAGTGTTCGCTTGTACTGTGGCGCTGATGCCAGCGATCTCTGCACGATCCTTGGACAATGCCCTGGTGTGCCCGTTAATTTCATCTTGCATATGACTGGTCCCATTCACCTTGCCTAAGCGGCGTTCCACGGAGAACGCCCAGCCCAGAATGCCGCCAAGGGCAGCTAGGCCAGTACCAATCCCCCATTTGACAGACTCATCAACCACCAGCTTTTTCCCCTATGCTGGGCTCGGCCTTCTCCCAGGCCTCCCCCGTGGAAATGATGCAAGCCTTGAGAGGGTCGTTTACAACAACACTCCAGCTACCTTTAGAGCTAACGAATAGCTCAAGAATCATTCCCCCCTCAGTTAAACCTCGGCCAACAACACGTTCCTTGTATTTGCCGCTAAGGCTTTCCGTAATGTTTTTGCGAGGGCCGCAGAGCATGGCATGGCCCCACGCAGACTTGGCGCCAAGCCATAGCAAGGCCAGGACGCAGACAGCCACCGTAAGGGTGCCAAGGCGGTTCATTGTTACCGGCTGGGTTCCGCGGCATCCCGTGCTGAACGGTTTTTATAACCCGCTGCCGCAACGGCTGACGCCACCAACTCATCGTCAGTTGCAGGCATAGAGGACACGGCAGGATCTTTCTTGAGTCGAGCCGTTTCTGCTTTTGCCATGCGCTTGGCACAGTTGTTGATCTTGCCCTGGAACGGACCAGCGAATATCCAGCCAACGATGTCGCTGGGATCGTCGGCGTTACCGACATCGCGGAGGTCATTCTCCAAGGCCAACAGGGGGTTGCCCGTCACAGACTTGGTGAAAGTCTGGCCTTTGTATTCTACGGTAATCTTTAGTGTCATGTTCTTTCCTTTATCCTACAAGACGAATACCGATGTGCGTGTTGCCGTTACCGATATCAACGACCTTTGTTCCGTTCGTGATGCGGGTATTTGTGGTCAGAGTGTCAGCCGCGTCCATGTCAATCAGCGCGCTGCCGTTGTAATAAAAAGCCGTCCCTGCTTGGTCCGCCGCCGCCCAAGGGTTCAGGCGATTAATTTGCATGGCGCGGTTGCTGGCCGTGAATGTCGAGATGATACGGGTGTGGCTCGATAGAAGCCCTGTCAAAACAACGGAAAGATCAACCGCATAGGTGCCTGTGACAGGGGCTGTAAACGTCGAAGTTCCATCAAAGTCGGCGTTTTGGTCCGTGATCTCGGTCGGGAAAGTAAGCGTAACGGTTGTGTCATCACCCGTGGCGTCAGTCTGGCCCGTACCCGCAGCAACCACGATAGGCTGCAACGGCGTCTGCACAGCCCCGATAGGGTCGAACTCCATCGCTAAGGCACCAGCAACAGCCACGCCGAAATTGTTGGCCCCTATGCGATATATGCCGTTGTCTGTATCATCGGCAAACGATAATCCCGGCGCACCAACTGATCCATCATCCGCTGGAATTACATCGCCAGAAGCAAGGCCGCTGCCAAACCCAGTAGCAGTCCCGCTATTAGCTATGGTCGCCCCACTATCAATATTGAGGGTGCTGCCGGATAGCACACTAAATGTATTAGCCGTCATTTGGAAATCATCAGCACCAGCAATTTTGATATCGATCTGGTCGTCTGTATCTGCCGTGATGCTCGTATCGCCGTCCGCATCTAGCACAAGTTCACCGCCGTTAACGTCAAGACCGGCGAAGACTGGGCTGTCCCCAGTACCGACACCAACCGATGTGCGTAAAGTGGCACCACTCTCCCAGGCCAAAGCACCGGCACCAGTAGCAACTGCAATTTCCCCATCAGATGATGCCGCACCAAGAGTATCTAAATCCTGAAGGTTGCCATCCAATTTTGCTAGCTGTGTACCCTCTACAGAAATCTCACCAGCGGATGCCCGTGCAATAGTGGTATCAGTAGCGTGACCCAGTTCAATTCCGGTGAATTGCGGGCTATCCCCAGTACCAACACCAACCGACGTTCGGAGTGTAGCCCCACTCTCCAAGGCCCAAGCCCCGGCACCGGTGGCGACCATCATCTCACCGTCAGCGGTAGCCACACTCAGTGCAGCCAGATCATCAAGGTGAGCATCCCAAGCCTGGAAGTCTGTGCCAGCTTCCAAATTGGCAAGAGCCTTGAAGTTAGCCTCAGACGTCGCTACCAGCAAAGTCGCCATGTAGGTAGTCGTAGTGGTTCCGCTAGTCCCGGCAGAGCCTTCCAAGGCAGTCCCTGCTGAATCCCATTTGATGAACTCGTCAGCCACAGGGAAGGGAAGCTCCACAGAGACCGCGTCAGGCGTACCTACAGCGTGGCGCATGGACCTACCCACGGCACGAGTAACCTGCTGGACGAGCGCCACAACGCGATCTAGAGCCGTTTCATGCGTGTCCGCACCAAAAGCATCATTCTCCACGTAATCCGTGGCCTGAGTCTCTGGCGTATGACGCTCAACAACTAGTGTCTCGGTAGCTGCTGGTGCCGTCACCATCGTGACATTACCACCACCCGCATCGCCCGCTCCCGATACGCTGTAGTGAGTGGTGATAGTCTGGAGAACTGCCGCACCCGTGGCAGTTGTCACCAGCCATACCTTCAGGTCAGTGGTGGCGAAGATCTTGAAAGCATACGCGAAGACTGTCGTAGAGCCGTTGCCTACGGTTTCAACGCGAGAGATTGTCGTTGCTATGGTCATGATCGTACTCCGTTGATCCGCAAGGTACTAGAAAAGGTTCCTATTGCCTAGAGATAGCGCCGCGCCACCCTCTTCAGCCAACTGATCCATCCAATCACCCATCCGAGTGACATTTCCCATCTTCAGCCAGAAAAGATTATTGCCTGGAACGCTACGCCACACATCCAATCCAGTATGATAATCCATGTCGCCAAGTAAAATATCTTTACCAATCCCAGCAGTTCGTCCTGCAATGCTTGCTACAGGGCCAAAGACTGATCCAGCTTTCCAGGTGAGCGTCGTACTCCAAGGCGGTGCCGTTCCAGTGACTGGACGAAGACCGATCTCATTATCCGTGATGGACTCAATAATGTTGTTCACAGTGGCGAACCAGCTGGTAATTCCAGACTGGTCAATGCCATCAAGAAGGAACCCTGTGACACTGTCTGTGCCAGGACGACCATTCATCTTATCCTTAAGGGAAACCACAAGGGCACCGATATAGGTCATCATCATTGCACCATGAAGCGTTGCAGCATCACGGATCTGAATGCCAGGAAGCAGAACCCTCGTAGCACTGGCAAACACAAAAGATTTGTACATCGTAATCATCTTGCCCCAGGAAGGGTGCAAGAAAATTCCAGGCCAGTTTTTGGTGGTGTCTTCGTCAAGCACCTGAAACCCAGCATGAGAAAATAGAGGCTGGTCGCCAACACCAGGAGTCACGATGGTCGCATCGATGTCTCTGACCAGAGCGTTGCGGAAAGTGTCTACAAGACCAGCAGCGTCGGCGTCCCATTCAAGTGTGTTGGGAATCCATGTGTCTTGCACCACCTCGCCATGCTGTTGGATCTGAGCGGCTATCAGCTTGGCATCCTCAACACTAATACCTGCGGCGCGCAGTCGCGCAGCCCCAGACTCAGTGACCATACCCTCAACAGTTCTGATTGTGTCACGAGCAATCCGGTTAGAGA